TCTGCCGTAAGTGGTGACGAAAGTCTCTATATTGCTTATGTCGGGTCCAAGCAGTATATTAAGGCTGTTCTCTCTGGTGTTGCTTCTGCTGCCACTGTTGTTTCTATTAAGAGCCAACTTAGTGTTGCTCCAGTTAATGACGCAATAGTTTAAGCTTTATAAGCTTATCTAATATAAGTTGTAACCTTGCTAGTGTAATAACTAGCAAGGTTATTTTAATTAAGATATTCTTTAGTGATAGGAATCATAAATAGAAGTATGGAATACACAGTAGAAAAAAGATGGTTATACTCAATTAACGGCTATATAGTAGAGACTGCTCAGATAGGTGAAATATTATCTGATGATGAGATTCCTAGCCACTTATTGACTATGGGCTTAGATTCAAAACATTTAAAAAAGAAGGTAAAAAGAAATGCTCGCACCAAAAAGAATTCAAACACAAACAAAAACGTGGAAGATGCGCGAGAGAGTAACGACACCAGCGGCTGAACTTCCTGTTACTTTAGCAGAAATTAAAGAGTATTTAAGAATTACTACAGCTACTCAAGATGCATTACTTAATTCTTTATTAATTACAGCCACTCGCTTAGCTGAACAGTGGACCAAGAGGACCTTTGTTGATACGACATTTACAGGCTATCTAGATATGTGCAGCTTTGGCACTCAATGGTGGGATGGGGTTCGTGATGGATCTCGTTCCGAATTAAATTATACTCGTGTTATCAATTTACCAAGATTGCCTTTATCTTCAGTCACTGAAATAAATACGTATTCCCAAGCTGATGTGAGTGCAATATATACAGCTACACACTATAGAGTAGATACGAGTGATCAAGATATGCCAGGTAGGATCGTATTAAAAGAAGGTAGTTCTTGGCCTGCTGATTTAAGAAATTCAAATGCAATAGAAGTAGTTTGGGTGGCTGGTTATGGATCGGCAGCTGATGTACCACAGCCATTAAAGGAAGCTATTAAAATGTTAGTATCATTTATGTACGTTAATCGTGGTGATGGCTGTGGTGAAGCCTGCGTCAAAGAAAGTGGTGCTAATTGTATTCTTGAGACTTATAGAGATTTAACTATCTAAGGGGCAAATATGAAATATTGTGGTAAAGATTTTCTATTAAAATATTGGGATGGCTCAGAATTCGTAACTGTAGACGGTCAACAAAGCACTAGCTACACTGTAGCCACTGAGCAAGTTGATTTGACAATTAAGAATGATATTCCATTTAGAGAATTAAAGAATTGTGGAGTACGTTCAATTTCATTAGCAGCCAATGGCATGTATACTAATAGTGACTCATTAAAATATATTCAAAACAGTTATGTATTTGGAACTATCAATAATTATGAAATATCTACTACATTAGATTCAATTAGTGGTGCATTTCAAATTAGTTCTTTTGAAAGAGCTGGTGAATATAATGGTGCAGAAACATATTCAATAAGTTTAGAAAGTACTGGAATTTTAACACTTACAGAATCTGGAAGTGGTAGTCCTGAGCCTGGTCCTGGTCCTGGTCCTGAGCCTGAGCCTACAGTTATTTTTAATACTGGTGACATTCCATATTCGATGTATCTTTATGCTGTTGCTGCTGGTGGTGGAGATGTTGTAGCTGTTGGCAGCGCAGATTATGATAGCGTAAATATCGCATATACTACTGATGCTATAAACTGGAGTATGTCCGAAACTCCATTTTATAATTACACTGGACTTTTCTACGCATCTGATATTGGGTCTGGTCGTTTCTTTGCTGTATCTGATAGTACTACTGAGAGTGTAGCATATAGTGATGATGGTGGCTCTGGTTGGTCATTTCCTAATTCTTTTCCAGATTCATTAAGTTATGTTGATGTTGCTTATGGTAATGGTAATGTAGTTATTTTAGCTTCTGCAAATGATGCCGCTGTTTCGTCTGATGGTGGTTTTTCGTGGGATCAGTATAATGGAGCATTTGGCACTGATGATGGTTTTTCGACACTTACGTTCGGATCTTCTAATTTTGTCGCAATAGGTAGTAATATTTGGACCTCTAATTCTGGAACGGCATGGGTCAGTAGGACGTCTCCACTTATTGGCAGACATTACACTGACTGTGTTTATGACGGATCTAGTTTTGTCGCGGTTACTGAAGATGGCGAAATGATTCAATCCAGTGATGAAGGCCAGACTTGGACGGAAGTTTCTAATGATTTACCATCTGGGGAAGTATTAAATATATTAGCTTATGATCATGATAATTCAGTTTATCTTTGTTGTTCGTCTTCAACAGTTTATTCATCATATGATCTTGCTACTTGGTTCTCTCAAGGCTTTCCTGAATATACATTAGAGAATATTCTCGCTGCTACCTATAGTAGTTATTTAGGTGGATTTGTTTTAGTTGGTTATGGAACTTATACATTGTTAGGGGATTAAATTATGACATGTAAAACAGACCCATGTAAGTTAAAAGTTAGTCCTTCACAACGAGATAGATATATTTCTATTTTAAAAAAAACTAGGGTTTCTGATGGCTGTGGTGGATTTTCAACGACTAATGCTGTATCTGGTAGCCTATGGGTATCAGCTACACAATCTAGTGGCAATGAAAATGATAGCATAGATGTAATACGTGCCGAAGCAACTGTTAATTTTAGAGCTGATTATGATGAGGCAATTTCCTTATCAATTACAGAAGATGATACCATTGAATTTGAAACTGTAGAATATAACATAAGAGAAATTGATAACATTGATTATAAGAATATATGCTTATCAATGAAAGCCCAACGAAATGTAACTAATGGGGGCTAAATGAAAATAAAGTCACGAATTGAGGGTATGAATAGTTTGTTATTAAAATTTGACAAGATTGACAATATGGTAAATGATATTGTATCTGATGAACTTAATACTTCAGCATATAATATACAAAAAGATATTGTTAAATCTATTAAAGATTCTCCTAGAGGCGGCAAAACATATTTAGTAGGCAAAGGAATTACTCATAGATCTAGTGCTCCAGGTGAGGTGCCAGCATGGAATACAGGCACATTAGCTTCATCTATTTCCTTTTCATTAGCTACTAAAATAAAACAAACTATTGAAATTATTTCTAGAGCTAAATATAGTTCATGGCTAGAATATGGAACATCTAAGATGAAGGCCAGACCTTTCTTTAGACCAGCTATTCAAAAAGAAAGATATAAGCTATTAAAGAGAATTAAGAAACGAATAGCTAAACTATCACATTTAAATTAAGAGAATAATATGGTATCAATTGAAGACGTTCTATGCGCAATAATCCAAAAACTATTAGCTACTACTGAATTAACTAATTTAGTAGGCACTCGTGTTTATACTCATGTACCACAGACGCCTGGGGCTGTATTTCCATATATTAAGGTTTTTATGGTTTCGGCGTTAGACTGGAGTGAAAAGCTTTCATCTGGATATGAAATGAATATACAGCTTAGTAGTTTTAGTAATTACGAAGGCTCAAAAGAAATAGCACAAATAATTGATGCATGTAAAGTAGCACTACATAGGCAGCCACTTACATTACCTACAGGCCAACTAGTATGTATGAATTATTCAACAAGTCAAATAATAACTGAAGGTGATGGTGAAACTTATCATGGAGTTAACGAGTTTACTCTTTTACTTTCTGATTAAATCTAATAAATAGATATGTTATATAACACTTTTTTTAAAAGGAAAAATTATCATGGCAAAATATTGCGGATCTTTATTTTTACTGCAGGTCGAAAGCCCAAGTGTATCAGGTACGTATCTTGATCTTGGCGGCTTCCAATCCAACTCACTCACAATTAACAACGAACAAGTAGACGTAACCACTAAGGGTAACATGGCTTGGCGCGAATTGATTGCTTGCGGTGTATCGTCTATGTCTATTGCTGGTAATGGATTCTTTTCTGATGATGCTAATATTGCTACTGTCCAGGGTTATGCTCTAGATGGTTCTATTAATAACTATAAGGTTATTAGTGGTCGTGGTGATAGCTTCACTGGCGCATTCCAAATTGCAAGTATCGAAAGAGCTGGCGAGTATAATGGAGCAGAAACCTTCTCATTGAGTTTGGAATCTAGCGGCGAAATTACTTACACTGCTTCTGCTTAATTTTAATAATCAATTCATTTTTATAGGAGAAATAATAAATGGCTAATAATAGAGGTGATGAAATAATCAATATTGGTGGAAAAGAATATACAGCTCGACCTACCTTTGCTGCATTGGATTCAATTGAGTCTGCCTGCGATAAAGGTATTATTGAACTAGTAAATTCTTTTGTTGATACCTCAGTAAGATTGAAAAGTATTAATTTAATTCTATTCCATTGCATTAAAGCATTACATACAGATTTACCGTCTTTTGATGATTTCTGTCAGCAAGTATTTGAAGAAAGAAATTTTCAGAAATTTTCAGAAATTGCCTGTAAGTTAATATTTAATGGCATAGATTCAGGTGAACCAGAAAAAAAAGAGTAGAAGACACTGAGGATAACATACAAAAGTTAGATTATCTGCTGTATGTTAGTATCTTGGTGTCTCACTGCTCGATGGATCTTAACTCAGCATGGGGCGCTACCTTTAAGGAATTCTCAGCAATTCATAAAGCTTTAATGGCAAAAAATGGTTATATTGAACCAGCCTTTAAATCTAAAGCAGATGTTGAAGAATTTAAACAATTCTTAATAGAAGAAAAGGGAGTGGTCCTATAATGTCAGACGAACAATTAAAATTTATTATTACAGCAAATACCGATGATGTCGATTCAGCTCTTACTGAGACTGGCCAAAAATTCAAAAAGTTTGCAGCTAATTCAAAAGAAAGTCTTGGCAAAGCTGAAAAAGCTGCTGATGAATTTACTTCATCAGTAGCTGGTGCAGGCGACGAAGCTAAGAAATCTGGAAAGAAAGTAGAAGGCTTCAGTGATGATGTTGATGATGCAGAAAAAGAAGTTGTTAAATTAAGTAAATCTTTAAGAACTAAATTACAAACAAGTCTTTCTAAAATTAGCTCCCAAGCAAAAAGCACCTCAGCCAGAATGTCTTCATTCTCAAAACGTATAGGACCTTCCTTAGCAGTAATGGCAGCGGCGGTAGGTGCAACTGCCTCAGCTATGATAGTGTTTGGTGCCGTGTCTGGAAAAAGTTTATTAGAAACAAGTAAAAGATTAGACATTACTGTTGAGAAACTGCAAGCATTAAGGTCAGTAGCTAGAGCTTCTGGGGCAGATGCTGATGCCCTAGATGATTCGTTAAAGGATCTTTCTGAAAGAATTGCAGATGCTGCTACTATTGCTGGCCCATATGAAGAGTTTCTTGCTAAGATCGGGTTAAGATCTAAAGACTTACTTAATCTACCAGTAGATGAACAATTCTTACGAGTTGCTGAAGGTATTGATTCATTAAATACACAGGCTGAAAAGAATCTTGTTGCTGTTAATTTAATGGGTGATGCTGGTTTTAAACTAATTGGCAACCTTGAAGGCATGCGAAATAAAGTTGCAGAAACTGAGAAAAAACTAAAAGACATGGGTCTACAAATGACCAAGCTGGATGCAGTTAAGGCAGCTGCTGCGGCAGAAGCCTTCTCTAAATTAGCTGGAATGGTCGATGCTATTAGTACTAAATTTAGTGCTGCCTTTGGTCCTGCCCTGCAAGCAATTATTGATACTGTTCAAGATTTAATAATTGAATCAGGTGGATTAGGTAAAACGTTTGAAGCTATAACTCCAACAGTTTTAAAGTTAATTGAAGTAACTCTTGATGGCTTTCATGGATTTAACTTAATGTTTAATTCTGCTAAGGTAGCAATATTAGCATTAAGTATGTCATTTGCAGGTATTGCAGGTATTGCAACAAAATACTTTTTGTTTATTAAAGAAGTATTCACTAGAACATGGTCGTTTATAAAAGCTGAAGCAAATACACTTATGGCTGTGTTTGATATTATCTCTGGTCATATTAAATTATCATTTTCTACAGCAATGATAAAAATGAGTACTTCTCTTGCAGGCTTTGTTAAAAATGTAGCCAATGCATTAAAAGGATTACGACAGTTTAAATTGGCTAGTGATTTGACAAAAGCCGCTAATGACTTTGAAGACTCATGGACTGATGCATTGCTAAATGCTGGCGCGCAAATAAATAAAGGAAAAACAGACTTACAAACATATAGAGCAGAAGTAGTCAAGGCTGGTAGGGATATAAAAAACCTAGCTACAGGTAATTTTGCCTTACCTACTCCTAAGATTGATGAACACATTGCCAATATTAAAGACTTGTTTGGCGATGCGCTGGATGATCTGGGCGATGCATATGATCTGATGAATAGTAAGTTTGGTGGCACAGCTTTTGTCGGCGAAATACAAAAAAGATTAGATGCTATTAATGATGGCTTGCAAAAAGAAAAGCAATTAAAAGATGAACATGATGCATATATGTTAACAGCCGAAGGAAAAGCTGCTGCCGAGAAACTAGCATTAGAAGAAAGAATGAGAACAAAAGTTGGCGAAATAAGAACACAAATGCAAAATGAAGAATTCGACAAACAAGCTAGATCCCAAGCTATGTGGGCTGAATCGTGGAAAGGCAAAGCTGATATCGTTGGTGGTATTTTAGGTAACCTTTCTACATTAATGCAGTCAGAAAATAGAAAGATGTTTGAGATTGGGAAAGCTGCTGCAATTTCTCAAGCAGTTGTTTCAACAATTGCTTCTGCTCAAGAATCCTATAAGTCATTAGCTGGTATCCCTGTAGTTGGTCCCGCCTTAGGTATTGCTGCTGCGGCTGCTGCTGTTGCCGCTGGTGGCATTAGAGTTCAACAAATTAAATCACAATCTTTTGGTGGATCATCTAGTGTAGGTGGTGCGGCTAGTGCTGCTGCTTCTGCTGGTGGCGGTGCTGCTGGTAGTGAAGCAGCTGCCCCAGTAAATCAAACAAATGTTAATGTCGCACTGCAAGGTGAAAGGTTTGGGGCGAATCAAGTTCGTGGATTGATTGGTGCAATTAATGATCAGACTTCTGATAATTTAACACTAAATATCAACTAAAGGAGCAATTAATGGCACAAGTATATGGTTCAGTTTTATATGATAATATTTTAAGAGATGGTGTAGTAACATATAGTGGTACAGAAATATCAGGATTTGAGGCTGTAAATGCCTATGACTGGAGAGACTTCACTCTTTTTCGTACATCAGCAGGCACTACTAATCTTGATATTGTTTTTACTGAAGAACAAACAATTAAAGATGCTGTTCTTTTTATTAGTAGGGATAGCTCTAGTGATGCTACCATTAATATTAAAATTGAGACTGGATCAGGAACAAATGTATTTGATACTTTTGGGGCAACAGCAATTAGTGGAAATGGTAATTCATTAATTGCTTTTACTGGTGATGAAGTATTAGACACAGGCGCAAGACTACGAGTAGAAACCACATGCACTAGTAGTGATCTATTAGATTTCAGGCAGATAGTAATTGGCGAATCTTTGGTATTTCCTCGCGGTCAACGTGGTGATATTACGCCGCCTAACCTTACATATGGTACTGTGTTTGATAATGTTATATCAGTTAATGGTTCTGTAATAGGCAGAACAGTTAGACGATTAGACAAAACAAATCAAATTGTTCTTGATAATTTAACACAAGAATGGATAAGAAATGAATGGGAAACTTTTGTTCAACATGCTGTAAATTATCCTTTCATTTACTCATGGGATAGAGTTAATTATCCACAAGAATTAGGCTTCTCGATTGCTGAAACAATTAACCCACCAGTTAATAGTGATCCAGTTCCAAAAATGAAAGTCACGATGCCTCTTAAAACTATAACTGAGTAAACTATGTACGATGATTTAAAAAAAGAATTCGGACGAAACCCAATTTATATTGCTGAATTACAGTTAGATAAATGTGGTAATACTTTTGGCGTAGTACCATGTAGAGCCTCAGGGGCCGCTACTTCATGTTTTAATTGTTTAAGTACTTGTCAAGATATTTCAGCATATGATGCTACTGACACTTTAAAAGTATGCTGTTCAAACATAAGAGTTGATAATTTTCAGGAAGAAGGTCAACCTCCTTTACTTCCTACTTTAGTTGATTTATCAATGGCTCCAACAATACTTCAGCCTGGTAAAGGCTTAGGTGTTCGTTCTTCTGTAACAGTACAGATAACAGATCATCCATTTACTGATGTTGGCTTTGATCCTTATTTGTCAGATCGTGATTATAATCCTGACAAACAAGGTAGCCTTTGGGGTAAGCTTATTGCTCGTGAACAATATTATGAAAATAGACCACTCGTTATCCATACTGGTTATGCTGATGATGATGGACAATATGATGCTGATAATTTTAAGAAACGAGTTTATAATTTACAGAAAATTAGTGGACCAGATGCCAGCGGCAAAGTTACCATTACAGCTAAAGATCCGCTGAAGTTTGCCGACAAAGAAAAATCACAATGGCCATTACAAACGTCTTTTGTTCTTGCTACTGATATTAATTCAACAGATACTAATATTAGTTATGATCCTGTAAATGAAGATAAGTGGCTAGATTGGTTTGCTGCTGGTCAACATTATGCCATTATTGATGAAGAAATTATTAATGTCATTTCAGTTAATACTAGCACAAATACCTTAGACATTACTCGTGGAACAGTTCCTTCATTCTACACATCTCCTAGCATAGCTACCGATCATTCTGCTGGCTCATCAATCCAGCAATGTTGGTTATTTGATGATGAACCAATTGAAGATATTATTTTCTTTTTATTAAATACTGCTGCTGGTATTGATTCGAGTGTTTTGCCTATTAGTGGCTGGCACCAAACAATAGATACACTCGGATTAAGTAGTTACGAGATGAGTACATTATTAGTGGAGCCCACTTCTGTAAAAGATTTACTGCAGGAATTAACAGAATTAAATGTTCTTATTTGGTGGGATGAACGTGATCAAGAAGTAAAAATTGATGCCATTGTTCCACGTGCCAAAAGTAGCATAGTTTATGGCGATGCTAGTAATATTGTTCGTGAGTCAGTTACTCAGACAAAAGATGTGAAGGGCAGAATAAGTCAGGTATGGCTTTATTACGGCAAACGTAATCCAACATACGATGACGATAAAATGAGCTCTTATAATAATGTGAGTTCGATTGCAAATCTAGATAAAGAATCTGATGAACAATATGGTGCCAAATCAATAATGAAAATCTACAGTAGATGGCTGCCATCTAATAAGAGTGCTGTTGCTACTGAGATAACTACTCGTTTACTTAATGAATATAAAGATACTAAAACAGCTATATCTTTAACATTAGATCCAAAAGATGATGAACAATGGACTGGTGATGTTATCAATGTTCAGAATTATCTAGTACAGGATGTTTACGGCAATCCTGATAACAAAACTTATTTAATCACACAAGTCGATGAAGACCTAAGTATTAATGGAGTGAAATATAATTATACTCTTTTAGAACAAAGAAGTCTTATACGTGGTGGCATTGGATTTGGTATTGCCCCTGATAAAGATCCTAATAATCCATTAATAGACTTTCCTGATTATTCAGCAGCTACAGATGAATTAAGAAATAAATATTATTTTATTGCTGCTGATGATCGTGGTGATGGTAATCCAGGTATGCCTTCCGACCAATCAGATCCATATGTAATTGGCTAAATATACAAAAAGGAGTTAATTTATGACTGTAACCAGAACAACATATGACGACATAAATGATAGTGATATAGATCCTGAGAGTTCTATTACTCAAGGATTAATGTTAAGAATAAGAGACAATTATTTTGATGCATTATGTACTACTAATAGTACACCTATTAGTGGCAGTAATGATATACGATTGCAAATGCCTGAAAAAGTTAAAACTGCTGTTACCGATACTACATTACGATTAGCTCCAGACGGAACTGATGGCGTCGAATGGGTGGCTGGTACTCCACCATTTATTGGATGTCTGGCTTACAGAGCCTCAAATAGTCCAACTTTTGCTGGCTCTGGCCAATTAGTTTTTGATGCTACCACGGTTGATACTCATTCATTTTTAAATGTTGCAGAAAATACATTAACAATACCAACTGGATTTGGTGGTGTATATGCCATGCAATTTAGTTTGCAGGCAAATATCACTAATAGAGTCACAGCCATCTATATTAATGGTGTCGCTCGATACGGATGCGAAGGTGATAGAATCGATAATAGCGTATATTTAAATTTATCTGTTGGCGATTATATTCAGGTTCTTGCTCCTGGAACAGATTCTGCAGTAACATGGTATGGACCGAGCATTCTTAATCTAGTGTTTTGTGGAAGCGTATAATATGACTGATGAAGAACAAACTAAATTATATCAATTAGCTATTAAAGTTGAACATATTCAGACCTCATTAGATTATGTAAAAGAACAACATGCTAATAGTACTAATACCATACTTATAGCTATTGATGAAATTAGTGATGAACTTGGCGCGAAAGTTAACGATCATTCTGATTATATTAAGCGTCAAAGAATATTAGATGAAGATCGTAAAGATAATGGACTACATCAGCCTCTAAGTAAGTTCTTGGGCAATAACATTGTTAAAGGATTATCTATTCTATTACTAGCAGCAATATTTTCTTTTGCCACTTCTTCATTCAATAAAAAAACTGATGCAAATCAGGCTGCATCAGTCAATGTGGAATCAGTCAAAAAAGCAAATCCTTAATTCTCCTATTAGCCAGGATTTGCACCTCCAGTTATTTTGACTGGAGGTTTTTTAATTAATAATCTAACTCTTCTATCCACAGACCACCATCATCCTCGATTACTATGCTTAAGCCTAATTGGTTTAATTCGTAATTTAATAATTGAACGTCAGTTCTCGTTCTGTAATATCCAGCTACATCAAAATCGAAAAAGAATTTATCTTCTATTCTTTTATAGATGCCAACAAAGATATGAGGCTTCAGCTCTTGGTCGCCAACAAAGATATGTCCATTTTGTAACTCAATATTAATCATCGGATTCTCCAAAAAGATGTATGAGTCCTGGGCTATCATTGTCTGCAATATATTTTAATATTAATTCTTCTTTTTCTTTATGAGTTAGGAACTCATGCTTAGATGTCTCTTTGATTAAAAAAGTTAGTTTGTCAACATTATTAAACATTTGCATCATCAATATCCTTTATGAACTGGGTTAAGCCGCCGCAGCAAAAACTATAGAGAGTTTCTAATTTTTCAGCAACTTTTAATTTTCTTTTTAGAGAACAATCGTTGCCACGTTTATTCTTGTCTCGGGCTTTCCAGCAAAAGTTAGCAGAATTATTTGATATCTCAGTTGTTAATTTTTGAATTCCTTTATCTTGCATGTCAATTTTCTGTGCGAAGAAATCATATAGTACTGCTAATGGTATGATGTGCTCTACAGATAAGCCTTCGCTCATCTTTTCAGCATGTGATGTTGGCTGCACTCGTTTTAAGTAATTTGTTTTATTAGTCCTGGCTCTATGACACCATTTGTTTTTTGGATCCTTTAGGTATTCTCTCATATAATGTTTATTATATTCTCTAATAGTTTCGGCATTATCTGCTCTATAGTCTTTGCATCTTACTCTATTTTCTTCTTTATATGCGGGATTATTTTTCCTAAAGGCTCTAGCTTTTTCATTAATTTTGTCTTGGTTATTTTCTCTCCATTTCTTTTGGATCGCACACTGACAGTCTCTACAGTATACGTTAAGTCTATCTGATGTTTTTTTGTTTTTATTAAATTCTGACAGATCTTTTTCAATCTTACATCGACTACATTTCTTCATAGCTCCTCCTATTATCGTTGCTATATAATATTATTTATATGTAGACAGCGTGAAATATAGGAGATTATAATTTTAATATTTTTTATTATCGAAGTGTGTCATTCACTGACATCATCTGTAAGTGGTCGGAGTCCTTGATCAGCAACATCGAGCCAAATTATAATAAATAATATTATGAGTAAAAAGAATTATGGAAATCTCCAATGGAGCCTAAGTCAGTCAGAGCGAGAAGAACTAATGCTCTATACTGCTCAGGTCAGGAGGCTGACTAAGCTCAGCAGGCTTTTCCTTAAGACACAAAAACTCAATCCTGGTGATGTTTTAGATCATTGTATTTCAATTAAAATAGCGTGGTACATTAATCTGCCAATAGAAATAGCTGGTTCGCCTTGTAATTTAAAATATATTTCTGAAAAAGAAAACAATAGAAAGAGCATTAGATGTTCAATTTCGATTGGCGAGTTATTGGATTGCCACCGTTTCTGGATTAAAAATAATGACTTAGAAGCTAATGAATTGCAGGCTAAAAAGAAAAAGATAATAGAGAAATATCCTGTACTAGACTATCAGACGATATGTCTCAATAGCTACGGTTAGTAGCTCAGACTGTTATTGGCTGCTAATAGCTACAGAATTGCGAGCACTAATTAGTCTCAATAGCTACGGTTAGTAGCTCAGACTGTTATAGCTCATTGTATAACTGATTTCTTGAATGCAAGTTACAATGTCATTTGCGAGAGCCTACTGTTTTAGATGACAAACGAAGTCTAATCAAGAAGAAAATATGACTGTAACTCCTTTACTTAAAAGGAGTTCGAGCGAGTCCCATGTTTCTGACATCATATAACTGCTCGCTTGGCATGCCATTAATCAATTAAGATGCCTCCTTTTGGGTTAGTCCAAAATAAATATGGCAAAGTAGGCAGAGCAGTGGCCGAAGCCAAGACGACGTTTTAATTTTCTATTGAGACATCATTTCATTAAATGTTTGTTCATCAATAAGAGCACTATTAATCCTTTTAATTAGTGCCTGCAGTTCTGTAGCTATTAGCAGCCAGAGTCTAGGCTTTTCTTTTGTTATCGCTTCGTCAGCTAAATATTCTACGATCACTTCTAAGTCATCTTTTATTTCTTCAAAATTAAATAAATTACTTAATTCTAAATTAATCTGATAGAGTTCGGCATCTGTTACATCTTTAGCCTCTAATATATAATTATAAAGTTCTGTAGTAAATGTGTATGTCATTATCATTTCTAGCTCGTTCATTCTTTTCTCCTAAGCGTACTTTTTTCATGAGTTAGGCCATAGCTCCATACCCTAGTCTATCTCGGGATTCTTTCTCCTGCGCCTCTAGATCTTCAAAGATTGCTGCCAATTCTTCTTCTGTCGGATCGACTTCGTTCGACTCAACAACAACAGGCATCTGACATACCTCCGCTACCGACTTCAATTTATGGGCATTACGGAAATAGGATTCTTTAATGTGAAAAGAGCCTCCTTTTTCATAGGGTTTGCAAACAAAAACAAATGGGTTTGACTGCTCAATGTCATCCACAGACTCGCAGATCTGACGCAGCTGACCATAGTTTTGCCCACATAAATCAACGTACTGATGATGGCAAACACCTTTCACGGTCTCAACTACACGTATGCGTACGTACTCATACTGTTTCATTGATTTCCTACAGCGCTCGCAGTCACCGCCATCACACTGGTAGATATTTCCGTTATGTTTATGTTTTTTCACCACTTCTGGCACAAACGACACGTCAATACACACCTCACTTTCTTCACCCTTCTTAAGTTTGAGGAATCCAGTATAATCCTCACGTAACTGAATGTTATTAAAAAAGTCTGACATCTACTGTACTCCAGTGTCATAGCACCGTGATTTCGATGCTGATAATATAATCGAGTACTGCTGTTGATTTGCCACTCCCTGGAATAACAGTGAGTACATTTTTGGTTGTTTGGCTAATTAGTGTTCCATTGTGGGAATATAGTAAGAGGTTAAGCTGTAGTGAGCTTAGCCTCTTTTTTTATTTCGTGAACAAATCAATCTCAGTCTGTGTGACGAAGTAATTACCGCCAATCTTCTTAGTGGATAGATTTTTATATTTTTTCCAGTTAAGGACTGTATTATATGTGACGTCTACCATTGAGGCAAACTCCTTTAGACTGTAATATCTAATGTCATTGATTACTTTCATTTTTTCTCCTACTTAGATTATAACCTTATTTATGCGCCAAGCTATGTTTATTTTAATATAATTTTGGCTTTTTTAAACGTCCACCTAGATCGCTCAGATTATTAGCTTCTTAATTCGTCCCTTTTTCTGTTAAAACATATCTTAAGGAGAATAGTGGACGTTTTCGTTTACGAATAAAATACACATAAGCAACTGGATCGACGGGATGGGATCGTAGCGAGTATCGAGCGTAGATCACATCTCTCGATGCGAATCTTTGATTCGCGGATTGTTTATAGTTTTGGTACGCTAATGGTTACGCTAATGGTTACGCTAATGGTTACGCTAATGGTTACGCTAATGGTTACGCTAATGGTTACGCTAATGG